ATCAAAAACCCATTGAAAGGCCATTATCTACCTCCGGGCAAACTGCGTCTGCCTTGTTCTGTTACTGCATATAGGAATGTTGGATCGCGTGCAATCATTGCTTTGAAACTCATTGCATCCACAGCCGAGATATTGTAAACAACATTTGATACGCCACCTAGTGCATTATTTGGAATAACATTCATTCCAGCAGCGCCTGCTAATATTTCAGGGCCACGCTCACCGACAATGACCGGGCCATTAGTTGGAATAATACCACCATTAGCAAAGCCTAGTAACTTGCCGATGCCGCCAGCAATGCCACTTGATGCTGACTGCATACCACTACCTAAGTTACCAATTAAATTGCGGATCTGGCTACGTAGTAGTTCGTCGACCATTAGTTGTACAAAGTTCTTCCATTCAAACTTACCACGCTTGATAAAGTTCATCAATGCATCTTCCATACCTTGTGCAGCAATGTTGAATACACGTTGCGCTTCTAGTGCAGCGTTGGTGGCATTGTCACGATATTCTTTGAATGCATTAGTCCAACCAGTGTTCCACTTACGACTATTATTATATTGATCATATGTTGCAGCCTTCAACTCGGCATTTCCCTTTGCGGCTGCATCATAGTATGCCTTTTGTTCTTCGATAGGCATCTTGGCATTACGTCTTGCTTCTTCTGCTTCGATGGCACTCTTGGCACTAGCACGGGCAGCCGCATCGATATCATAATACTTCTTCTCAAGCTCTCCCATAGTTGACTTGGCAATATCATCTTGGATTGTTCGTAACTGGTTCTGACTATCGATTAATGCCTTGGTGTTGAACAAGTCGAGTTGCTTGGCTTGTTGTGCTTGTACATAAGCAGCAACATTCTCGGAGATAACACCGGTGTTGGCCTTATATGCCTCGGTCAACTTATTCATTGTTTCAGCAACTTGCCCGGCCATTGCTTGATCACTAGGACTACTACTACGCGACTTTTCGTCGAACTGTGTCTTTAATTTGTTATATTCAGTGACGTAACGATTGTATGCCTCGAGTTGTCGTTCATAGCTTACACGTTGCTGCTCGCCGAGGTTAATTAGTTCCGTATCGTTGGCGATCTTTCTGTTGGCTTCTTCGTTATTTCGATTGAATGCATCTAATAAACTTGTAAGTGCTGCCTTTTCCTTGTTTAACGCATCAGTAACTTCACGTATCTTTTGTTTTTGCGAATCTTTTGCAGCGGCGTTATTTTGTGTTTCTTCGGTATCTTTTTTAAGTTCTGGAAACACTTCATACAAGCCATCGCGGAACTGACCGAATAAAAATCCAACAGCAACGGCAACAGCAGCAATGGCAGGAACGTTTTTTAGTATGGTCATTAAAGCCGCACCGAATCCAGTAGCAGCAGTCGTTGCTCCACCTAACGCTCCAACAATGCTAGAACCTGCAGTGGCAAGTGCTTTAAGTGCTGCTCCGCCCCATGACCATACTTTACCTAAGGCCGTAAACGCGATAACTACCGCTCCAATTTCTACTGCTAATCGTATGACTTCTTTAATTGCGGAACCGCTGTCTAAAATACTTGCCGCTAAACGATTCAATGGTTCTAGTGCTATAAGCACTTCTGTCTTGAACTTACTTAAAGTAGTTGCTAACGCTTCTTCTGCTTTGTCAGCAGCTTTAGTAGCTTCGGCGGCTCTCTTTTGTGCCTCTGTATAAGCATCGATATTTTGAGCCACTTCTCTAAATCCGACGGTCTTAAACTTCTTGCCGAACAATTCAATGGCTGCTGCCATCTTAGTGGCATTACCTTCGCCATCACCTAAACTTTTAATGACTTTGTTAAGTATCTGTTCTTCACTTAAGGTTCTTAAGTCATCTAAACCTATACCCAACTCAGCGAATCTATCTTGAAGTCCTTTAGATCCGTTTGCAGCTCCGTCGATTGCTTGTGATAATTTTGCAATACCATCTAATGCACCTTCTGCACTACCCCCGAATTGCTTAACAGCTTTTTGAAACCCCAGTAACGCTTGTGTACTAACCCCACTAGCAGTGGCGACATCTTCAATAGCGGCTGCACTTTTATACAAGTCGGTGACCATTCCGCCTAGAGCAATTCCTACTATTGCATTACGTAGTTTTCCGAAGACATCGCTAGTTTGCACTAACTTATTCTGCAGTTGTTGTAATGCCTGAACGCCTTGCGCGGTGTTAACATTTACATTATAATTTACACTAGCCATATATTATTTCCCGAATATTTTTCTAACTTTGGCATTGACCCATTGTTCAAATGGCTTAGTCATACCTTGTGGTGCTTGTTTACTCCGCCCAGTGTCGAGTCGTTCAGCATATGGATACTTGGCTTCAATGATTTGCTGGTTATTGAGATTAGTATTGCGACGTGCATTACCACTCTTAACAGGTGTTAGGCTAATAAACTTAGCCTCGGCCTCATCGGGATACTTTCTAAGTTCAGTTTCCATACCTTTAAGTACACGGCTAAGTCCATCATCAATGTTGACATCTACTTTAATCACTGCTTCGCTCCCCTAACACGGTCAATCATCGCTTGCATTTCTTCAGCGGACAACTTGGGTGTTATTGTTTCTTCTTTCTTACCATTTGCTTCTGCGCTCTTCTTGTTGGACCACCTAGCACTTATATCAAGTACCATTAGATCTAACGTAGTAGCACGACTTAGTGCTTCACTTGGCAAACAGTTGTATCTGTGGGCGAGGTTGTCTAGAGTAATCATCATCATTATTTCTGGATGATCCCAATTGACTTCCCCGCCTATTATTTTCCCAATGCTTCTACAATCTTACTAATTGATTTAATCAGTACTGTGCTTGGTAGCATTTTTTCGCCCGAGATGATTTCCTTGCCATCTTCATCGAGGATTAGTGTTCTTACGATTTCAATCATGCTGCCGATGTTTGCTTGGTCGCTGTTGGCTAGCTTCATGAATATGTCTAGTGGTTGGCGATCCCAAGTATAAAACTCAAGTGGTTCGCCGAACTCTTTAACGGTATCTTCGTCGTTGAGTTCTACTTTAATTAATTGTGGTTTTGCTGATAGCTTTGATAGTTTCATCTTTTAATCCTTTTATCTGTTAATCATCTTGTTAATCACTACAAGTAGAAAGCTGAGCCTGTTGCTGGCTTTCTCGAGATCCTGACGGGCACATTTGATTTCATTGGAAGCCTTTGCAACTTCCGCAAGCAAACTTTGCTCTAACTCTTTATCGGTTTTTGAATCTAATATATCCATCAATCTTTCCTTCTATGTATTTATAGGTACTCAAGAAAATAGGGCCTCGAAAGACCCTATTCACTTAACAACTCAGTAATTAAACTGCTTCGCCTACTGTGTAGTCACCAGTTACTGTAATAGTAATTGGCGATACCCATACAGGGCTATCAGCAGATACTGTTGGTGCTAGGCCAGTGATGTAACCAAAGCCAGTGATGACCTTAGTTGCACTACCGTCGTCGTTGTCACCTAGGTTAAGTTCGAATTCGACCTTGGTCTTTTCCTTGCTTAAACCGAAGATGCCTTTAGCAGCGGCAGTAGAACCAGTACCTGTACCAAAGTAACTTGTTTCGTCTACAACTAGGTTCATACTTAGACTGTTAGTAGAAGTAGTAGCGATTTGCTTCTTACCACTTGAATCTAACTGTGTCCATGTAAAAACGTCGTTTGCGTTATTCATTGTGATGTTCTGTAGACCAGGAACATCTAAACCAGTTGCGTCAGTAGCCTTGCTCAAACGGTAAACTTTTAGAGTTACCTGTGAGCCGCTAACGCCTGGTGCTGGATTGATATATGACATTAATGTCTCCTAAATTATCTTATCTTGGTGAATCTATATTCGACTTCGGTAAGCATTAAATCATTGTCAAAACTGGTGGAGTTTGTTACTTCACGGCGAAAGTATTTCTCGCTGGTAGGAACATTCTTTGCAGTTCTAAGTTGATTCATTAGTGTGCTGTAATCCGAAGGCAACTGTTTTGCATCTGTGGTAAAGTAAAGTCTGACTGAAGTAACCTCACTGTCGATGTTATAGTCACCAAACAACTGGATAAAAGGTTCATTTGTATACTGTTCAAGATCCAAATAAATTCTCTTAACGTTCTTGGCAAACATCGCAGTTCCCGAATTACTAAATGGTAACTCATCAGATACATTGTAGTTCTTAAACTTCAATGCCTTGAGGTAATCTAGTAACTCTGCTCTCATCGTACTCTCTTCAAGTTAATAAAGCCCGGTTGTTTCTCTGCTGAAGTGATTGTTGCAGTTCCATCAAAGTTATACCAGTCGCCTGCACTAACGAGTTCATCAAATAGGGCACTTGCTTTTTGGGTATAGTACCCCATCTTCTGACGCTCGGCATTATCCTGTGTACCAAAGTCCGCAACTAGTGGAAGTACAAACTCCGCCAACGCTGTGTAAACACATAAGTCAGTAAAGTCACTTTCACGATCTTGGATCTTTAGTGGGTCCAACGCAGGAATATCTGCACTTGTGAGGAAAGTGCCGGAGTTACTACGACGTACATAATAACTCTGCCACCATTGAGTGGAGCGTAACTTTGTGAGTATACGCTCCGTTGCACGGATGAGTAAAGGTTCAACTACATCTTCCGACAGGCTTTCATTAGTCACAAATAGTCTAGAATCTCTATCGAGAATATCTTGATATTCTGCGAATGAAATTACTGTTGTACCATCGTTAATGAAAGCCATTCTTTACTCCAGATTATAGAGTTGCGTCGAATGTTAACTTAACTGCTAGTTCTGGACGTAGTGTGCCTACACCAGCAACTGCTGTCATAACAACGTCTGTGCTACGCTTTGCAGCATTACGTTGTTCTTCCATGTTAACACCACCGCGTTGTGCTAGACCTGTC